CCTGTCAAGGTTATGGAGGGGTCAAGGCAGTTAAAATATAGTCCTTATTATGAAAAATTTTATGCTCAAAACCCGCCCTGTGCGTCTTATAGCGTTTTTGGGGATGATTTATTGTTTAAAAAGTCACAAAAAAAGCGCAATTTCACGGTTTATTATTGCACGAATAAAATTGTGAAAGGCAAGGCTGGCGAGGAAAAAGAGCAATTCACGGACAAAGATGATACATCAATTATGCCAATGCCTTACGCAGAGCAAATTTTGGTTTATGGGACTTGCCTGAGGACAAAAGCAAACCCGAATTTCCCAAAATTTGCGTTTTGGAATCTGATGTTTAAAGAAGCGCTTTTGAAGCTTAGAGCGACTTGCTCCAAAACCTTTGAAGAATGCCCTTTTATAAGCTTATCGCCTGTGAAAAAAGGTCGTTAAGCGCAACAAAAAGGCGCAAAATGCGCGCCTTAATATAAATAAAAAGGCGCAAAAACTGCGCCTTATCAACTATTTAGATATAGAATTTATTTTGTTTCGTCAAATTCAAGTAAATCAGTATGAATTTCTGTAACTGGTGCTTGGAATGGGTTGAAATTCACTGCAATTGCCTTTCCTAAGCTTGTAAAGAAGATAATCGCAAAAATAATTGTGAACAAGAACGCCAAACCTTTTTGCAGGTCAGAAAATACGAAAATGCCTTTTTTCTTTTTGATTTCTTGTGTTGTCTTAAACTCATCCTGACAAGGTTTATAAGGCAAACTGTCTTCCATTTTTTCCAAAACATTTGCATATTTAATTTTAATTAAAAATTGATATGAATCAAGGTTAATATACCACAAAATGCCCACCACAAGACCAATTGCGCCGATAATTGCGCTAATTAAATAATTTGGCGTAAGGGTGTACATAATAGCTGAAGTTAATAACAAGAAAATTGTTAAACTCAAATAATAACGGTTAGTTGCAAAGTTTCTGTCAATAAACTTTTCCTTCGAACTTGTGTAAGCCTTGTAAATCTCCACTAAATTTTTTTGTTCATCAGTCATAAAAAATTCTCCTTCAATGTTCTAATTATACAAAATTTTCGAGGTATGTCAATATGTTTAAAGCCATAATCCCCTTTATAGATAAATGTAGTTATTTTGACCATTTAAAAATCATGGCGCAGGTTTTTGCGCTTTTAAAAGCGAATTGTCACGCGCTTTTTGACGATTTTGTTCTGGAAAGTGAAAAAAGCATTTTTAAAAATATTTTTGAATTTGTTCAGCATTTTTTGCCATATTTTTGGGTGTTTCTTGATGAAAAAAATGAGTTTATGGGCTTTTGTTATTTATATGGTGTCAAAGAGGCTGAAAACCAGTTAAAATCGGCATTTATAACGGTTTGTTTTAAAAGAAAATTCTTTAATAAAGCTGTTCGTAATGTCGCATTTGATTTTGTGCCAATGTTATTTCATAAATATAAATTTGATAAATTAAAAGCCGAATGTTTTAGTTCAAACCCAAGCGCAACAAGGCTTTTAAAAGATTTAAATTTTAAATTTAAGGTTAGATTTGAAAATGAAACCGTGGTTTGCGGGAAAAAAGTTGATTTAAATATTTTTGAACTTGAAAAAAAAGACTTAAAGCCTTAAAACCCTTGATTTAAAAGGCTCTTTATGAAAAATTTTGTCCATTTTTCAAAAATTATTTTGTCAAAATGGGCGTTAAAAAAAATCTGTTTAGTTAAAAAACGAAAGGAAAACTTATGTCAAATTTACCATACGGACCAAACCCAAACGCAAGTTACACAGGCTTTGTGGGCGAAGTTTGGAGCCAAAAAATTAACTTAGGATTAAACCAAAATTGCGTTATGCTTCAATGCGTTAACCGCGACTGGCAAAGTGAAGCAGACAAAGGCGTTGAGGCAATCAATATCATTTCGCCAACTGATGTTTCTATTGCACAATATACAGGCGAATTTGAAGGCTATGAAACAATTTCAGGCGGTTCAACAGTTTTGCATCTTGACCAAAATGTGTCATTCGGTTTGACAATTCCAGACATTGATCAGGCGCAAAGCAACGTCAGCATTGCAGATACAGTGATTAAAAAGGCGCAAAAAGCAGTTGAAAGCGCAATTGACAAATATTTATTCAGTTTTTATACAGATGCCCAAAACACGCTTGGCACAGTGGAAAGCCCTGTTGAATTAACTCCTGAAACAGTTTACGCAAAATTTGTTGAGCTTGCAAAAACTTTGAAAAATTCAGGCGCACTTTCTTCAAACAACACAGGCTGGGTGGTTGTAAACCCTGCTGTGGAAGAAGTTTTGCTTTTATCTAAACAATTTACAGGCGCGTCTGGACTTGGCGATTCTTCAATCAAAAATGGCGCAATTGGCCGAATTGCGGGCCTTGACGTTTTAGTTAGCGCAAACGTAGGCGAGCTTACAGATGGCAAATACGTTGTTATGGCGGGCGTTAACGAGGCAATCACTTACGCTTCACAACTGAAAAAAATTGAAACTTTAAGAGCTGAAAACTCATTCTCATCAATTATAAGAGGTCTTTATACCTTTGGTGGCTTGACTTTACAGCCAAAAGGAATTGCAAGTTTAACATGCACTCCTGCTGTTTAAGAAAATTTTTTTTCTTGTGTGGTTTGACCAAAAATCAAGCCACACAAGCTTTTTAAATAAATTCTAATATTAATTTTAAGGAGAATTTTATGCAAAACTATAATTTTATGGGTCAAAATCCAGATGATAACCTAAATATGGCGCAAAATGCCTTAAATAAAGCAATTCAGCCTGATTTGAATAAAAATATGCTTGACCCCCAAATTGCAAAATATATTGATAATCTTACCGCTTTTGGCGTTTTCACACCTGAGCAAGGACAATTTTTAAAACAAAATTATTTAAATATAACAAACGCACTAAATGCGCCAAAAGTGGCTAAGGATAATGTTTTTAAGGAAAATGTAAAAGAAATTCAAAATTTGTCTGGGGGTAAAATTTTATCTGAAAATTTACATTCAGAGGATGATAAAAAATGCCCTCAAAATGCCAAAAATGCGCAAATTAACGAGATTTTGAGCGGATTTGATGAATTTATAAGCGCATATCCTGAATTTTTTAATTCTAGAGCGGACCTGAAGGCTTATTTAAAAGAAAATGGCGTGCATTTGGACAAAGCCGAATTTGAAAAAATCGCCAAAATGGTTGAGGCGCTTGAAATGCAGGCAGTTGAAAATTATAAGCAGGATTTAATGCACCAAAAAACTAAGGAAAACCTTAATAATGAGGCACTTTCGCGCCTTCAAACAAATTCAGCAACCGACATTTCAACAACTTCGCCTGAGGCGAAAACCCGCTTTACAAGGGCGCAAATTCGAAATATGACGGCCGATGAATTTAAGAAAAATGAAAAAGAAATTATGGAGCAGTTGGCAAAAGGGCTTATAAATTAGGCTTTTTGGCGCAAAATTAATATTTTAAGCTTAACATAAAAAAGATAAACACCATTAAAGCGGTTTATAAATCATTTAAAAATGGTTTAAAAAATCGTTTGAAATGGTTTTAAAATGCAAAATAATTTTGGTTTTACATTTAATAAAATCAAGCATTTAAAGCCATTTTCAAGACGCGCCAAAATCGCCTATATTGAATTTTCAAAATTTTTATAAGCTAAACCCCCAAGGAATTTTAAAAAATTGCTTAAAATCGATTTTGAAAGGAGCTTTTTTACATAATATCCATTATCTATACCTATCGAATAGGAAGTTTTTAAGCTTCAAAGACAATAATAACAACAAATTATTTTTCGGGCAAAAAAGAAGGGGTCAATTTGACCCCACTGCATACTAGCCGAAGCATTAACAACATGACAATTATACAAAATTTTTTTGGAAATGAAAAGGAAATGTTAAGAGATATTAACAAGAAAAACCGTTACCGGATAACCAAGGCGCAAAGGCTTTTTATTGAAGAATTTGTCAAAAGCCTGAACATCGAAAATGCGCTTGAAAAGGCGAATTTGACCTCTGTTGAAGAAAAAGACGAGATAAAACACGCGCTTTGCAAAAAGTCTTTTCAGCGCGAAATGAGGCTTGTAATCGAGGAAAAAGCGCGCCACCTCGAAATCACGAGGGCTTTCATTGTCCAAAAATATTTGGAAATTTTATATCAAACAAATGAAAAAAAAGACGATAAAGCCTTGAAAGACGCGTCTTTGGCACTTAAAGCGCTTGAGGGGTTATGTAAACAACTTACAAATTACAAATTTGATTCTGAAACAGAGCAAAACAGCCTTTCTGCCGTCATTTCGGGGCTTGATTTGAATAAAATTTGATATCCGGTTTCAAAATTTAAGGAGAAATTTATGCTAAATTATGTCAAAACCACATCACCAAAGGATTTTAGAGGCTTAGCCCAAAAAATTGGCAAGATGTTTGATAAATATAATGAAAAAAGGCAAAGCCAGTTAAACGACATAAAAGCTTTGCAAGACAAGGTTTTTGAACTGAATAACGGGTTTAATTCCTTTAATAACAGTTATTTGGAGCTTCCAAACGTCTATGAACAGCACCAGACCTTAAAAGCGCACCTTTTAGACAGCATTTACACAAGCCCCGCTGGGCTTTTTGACGTTTCTGCTTCAACATCTGAGGGGCAAAAATCTGCGATAAAACAGAAAATTATGCTTACAGACGCGCTTGAAAAAATGAAAATTGCAGACAAAATTGAAAAAATTATTGAAAATGTAATTGAAACAGGCGAATGCACCTTGTTTGTAAGCTATGAGGCGAAATATAAGCCCATAAGGCGCGCAGTTAAGGACTTTAAGGGCGATTTTTTTGTTTTTGAAAAGAAGAAAATTTTTGAAGGCGCAACGGTCAAAAACATTGATGCGCAAGACTTTGTGTTCGATATTGAGCAAAAAAATAACTGGAATGCCTGCAAGAAAATTTACCGCACATATGCAAGCTTAAACGAGCTAAAAGCCAATAAAAACAATACTTATCTTACAAATGAGGTAATTGAAAAAATCAAAAATTCAAGGCAAAATGCCAAAAACACTGATAAATATGGCATTTCAGACGATTCTGACAAAATTGAAATTTTGGAACTTTGGGGCGATATCGAGCTTGAAAACGGCAAAATTTACGAAAATCATCTTGCAGTTTGCGCCAATCGTGAAGTTATAATTCGTTTTGAGCCAAATCCTTATGTTGATTCGCCATTTATCCACGCAACCTTGCTTGAAAATCCGGCGACAAAGCGCGGAATTTCGCCATTGAAGGCAATTTTGCCTTTGCAGTTGGTTACAAATCAGATTATGAATCATCAACTGGATGCTTATTCGCTGACGGTGAATCCGCCTTATTTAGCGCCAAGCGGGGCTTTTAAGGGTGAGCAGAGGGTTGAACCTGGCAAAATTATTGAATATGACGCTTCGCTTTTGCCTCAAATGCCGACACCGCTTAATTTTTCAGGGGCGATAAATGGCTGGGATTTTGTTGAATATTTTAAGAACTCAATCGAGGGCACAACGGGCATTTACCGCACTATGGCGGGAAGTGTGGCGAACAAAAACAAAACTGCGACTGAATTAAATTATAGTGTGAGCGGGCAAAATACAAGGCTGAATTTGCTTCTTGACGGCATAAACAGAAAAATTATTTTGCCGATGGTTGAAAAAATCGCGGACACAATTGCAAATTTCAAATTCGGACGTGAGCTCATAACAAGGGTTTCAGAGGGTAAGACCGAAATTTTTGAAATCACAGACGAGATTCGCGCAGGTGAATATTTTTATAAATATTCAGACAGGAAAGCTTCGCTTGAACACAAATGGCGTCAAAAAGAGCTTGGCGACGTGATTTTGGCGTTTGCAAATATTCAGGAATTAAAGGAAAAAATTAACTGGATTGAGTGTTTTAAATTGTCATTGGAGCAGTTAGGCGTTGAAAATTGGGAAAAATTTTTAAATGCTGAAAGCGCGCAAAAGTGACGTTAAAACTGTAAATCCACGCTTTTTAAGCTGAATTTCAGGCTAAGAATTGCGCACCCCGCCGGCTTTGCGCAAAATTTAATTAAATTTGCTAATTTAAACAAAATTGCAAAATGCACGCAAAAGTGACGTCCCAAAGGTTTCAAGCGCGAAAATACGCCAAAAAGCTTTTGCTTGGGAGGGAAAATGCGCGCAAAAATACGCCAACAATTTGGCAAAGTTTATTCAAATTGATGTTGCAATATTTGGCGCCCCAAAGGTTTCAGGCGCGAAGATACGCCAATACGCTTTTACCCGAAGGGAAAATGCGCACAAAAGTGACGTTAAAACTGTAAATCCACGCTTTTTAAGCTGTATTTCAAGCTAAAACTTACGCGCAGGCTTTGCGCAAAATTTGATTAAATTTGCTAATTTAAACAAAATTGCAAAATGCACGCAAAAGTGACGTCCCA